CTTGTGTCTGCTTAATCTGTTCTCTGGCATATTTAATGTTATTGCCAACTTCTGTATATTCTTGTGTAGGTACTTTAGTAGCTTTCCACTTTTCAAGCTCTGTTTTAGCTTTAGCATATTCTTTGCCTAAAGTAGAAAGCTTATTAGATAGTTCTGTATATTGAGCTGTAGGAACTTTAGTGGTTTCCATAGCTCTAGCTTTTTCTACATTCTCTTTAAGCTTTCTGTTTATTCTATCTAGTGATGTACCAAGTTTCTGTACTTTGGAGTCAGAGGAGTTAAATGCTTTCTGCACAGATTTATCAAAACTGTTTATAGCAGTTTTGGCATCTTGTGTATCCACATTGACTTTTAAAGTTATGTCATTGCCGCTTGAAGCCATAGCATTTATTCTCCTTTCTTAATTTATTCTTTATGAAAATTCTGTTGAATCTCATCAAACCATGCATCATCCTCTGCCTGACTAATAGTAGATGAGTTCCATACAAAGTATTGAGGATTCTCATTTCTAAATTCACGTTCATATTTTTCTAGTTTTTTGCCAGTCTTTATCTTCTGCCTAATATTGATTACAGTAGCCATTGTGCTTTTGCCTATATTGCCATAGTATCCCATAAAAGTCCACCAATGCATATAGTCAAGCGAACGTACTTCTACGCCCGCTACTTTATTAACTGCTCCTGCAATCATTTGTGTATCTTTTTCCCAATCTATAAGTCTATAGTTAGTCTTCTTTACTAGGGAATCATCTGCTCCACAATTAAAGAAATTATACATCTCTTTAACTGCCAGCTTCATCTTTTCATTGGTATTAAAAATCTCATACAAGCTATCAGAATCGTCTAAAAGGACGTCATCATAAAAGAGTATTAAAGCTGTTATGATGCGTCCTTCCTCACTTAATTCAATATCCTGTAACGCAGAGAAGCAATCCAGAACTAATCTGAAATCACCTCTCTCACGTATTGGATATTCTTCATCTTCAATTATTACAGACGTAGGTAACTCAAACATTATTTACCTTTTCTCTGATGGTCTTTTGGTAAATATTTAGCTGTATGAGATTTGATACGTTTCTGTAGCTTTTTAGACTCTTCTGTGATAGTTTTATCATATAGACCAAAGAGTGTGTCTATGATAACGATAAAGCGATATTCGCCGTTAGATAAGTCAAACATTGAACCGTCTTTTGCACAAACTGAACAGATATCATAATCAAATATTTCATTGATTACTTCTCTAACTCCGTTGTTGATATCTTCAAATTCATTGCCAAATTTAGCAAGTGCATCTTCAGAATCATCATCAACAGCCAGATTATCCATTCTATCAGCAAGTGCATTGAGTTTAGGTATAGCTACTGAATACCTAGATATGATAGACATATCAGCAGTATTCAGCTCTATAACCTTATTTTCATCACCGTTTATAGTGAATCGTTCTTTCTCACGTATGTCAATGTCAATATTACGAATTGTTCCCATATCTTATTATCCTCCAATAATAGTTACTTAGCCTACAGTATCAGCTGAGAAAGCGAAATCATCTGTAAGCTTATCAACTGTACCAATAGCTGGTTTACCTGTACTCTTACCATTCTGGTCAAAGCTGTCATTTGACAGATAAACGTCAATAGGCATATTTACGAATGCATCTCCACCAAGTGAGTTGATAGCGATTGTACATCCATCGTGTCTCTCAGCTTCATAAGCTCCTGATGTTCCAAGATAAGCTGTGATGATATAAACTGAGAACTGGTTAAACTCTGTAAGAGCATTCTCTCTTCTAAGCTTATTAAGAAGTACTCCAAGCTCTGAACCACCAAGAATTGTGTATGGGTCAAAGCTCTGCTGTGGCTGTGTCTTGTTGATATCAGCATAGTTAATACCTCTGATATCTGTTGTCTGTGCGATATCTGCATTGTACTCAATACTAGAATCTTCTGTACGTCTACCAAGAATCTCACGCTTTACATTAGTGCCTACTTTCCACTCTACTACTGTGAGGAGCAGTTTACGCTCTGCTCTCTGATAAGTTCCAAGATTAAAAGCTGTTGCATTAGCGGCCATAATCCTTATCTCCTTTCAAATTATTATTCATCTTTCCAGATTACTTTACTTGTGTCTATATAATCAACCATTATTCCTATACTATACATAGCAAGTGCTGGTTGTAAAGAGGTATTGATGCCATCAAATCTAGGTTCATCTGTAGTTGTTTTGATGGAGTTTATAATGCAGTTTGTGCCAAAATCAGGAAAGTTTCGAGCTTCATTTTGCTCATCTATCCAGTCAATTAGTGTTTGAACATCTGCTACATCATCTACATTTTCATTAGCATAACTTGTTCCTACAACAAGTGCTAAATCGTTAATAGACTTAAATGTAACTATATTGCAAGTATACTTCTTTGGCTTACTGCCATCTATAAATGATTTATCATAAGTGGTATCTGTTGAAGTAGTTATAATCTGAATATTGCCATCTTTTGCATCTATCAGATTGAAGTATAAAGCACTATTTTTGATGTTATTACAAGTCAATAGATATTCAATTATAGCTTTATTCTTATCTATTGTACTCATAATTATAATCCTCGCTTTTTACATTCTGGTCTTACTACTTCTCGATATATCTTTAAGTTAGTATCTAACTTAATACCACCGCCACCAACATTCCATTGATTAGCTATAAACCACATATCCCAATGGTCTATAGTGCTTGGTGTTGTATAACCAAATACCCATCCTTGAAGTACGCCTGGATTTCTACCAAGCTTCTCTCCAGTTGGGTATTTAGAACCAGCTCCAGCTGGGCTTATCCAGCCAACTATATTACCATTTCTCCATACAGCTTTGTTTGGTCTATAGATAATACCCTCATACTGATAATGAGCATATTCAAGTCCTTCTCCCCAATGTATGCCTTCTTCATCTGCCCGCATTGATTCTCTCAAATCTCCAGAATCCATAGGCACGAATTGGTTAACAGCTTGTCCTATAATCTCATTAATACGTGTAAGTATATCTGCATCATTGCCTATTGCATCCAGAAGGGCATTAACGCTTTTTGAATAGGATTCAGTTACATCAATACTTACTGTACTCATAAGCTTATATTCCTTTCGTTAAGTAATGCTCATTACACCTACCTCTTCCAGTATTGTTTGCTGTCTCTTCAATACTCATACAACCTTGTAATTCTTTATATTTGGCGATTAAATCTGTTGAACGTTTTCCAGATACATATTCATCTATATCATCGTCAACTTCGCCTTTAACTATTATATCACCTTTTGCAAGTGTAAAATAGTTTTCCATTGTGTCATTTGGTAATTTTACCCATTCATACTTCTCTAAGAAACGCTCATCTTTTCTGATTCTGCAAATAATGTTGTTAGTTTCTAAAACAGTTTTACCTATATTTATCTTCTCCCCAACATACTTCCAGAACGCTCCCTCAACTACAGTTTTATACCATCTAACTACCCTAGTTTGCGGGTCTGTAAACTTATTAAATACAGTTATGGTAGTACTCCACCACTCTGGATATATATTACTCATCTGGATATACTCCTCTATATGTAAGTCGTTTACCTTTACTATTTCTCACGCCTTGTAAGTATCTAAAAACTGTTTGAGCTAATGGGTTATCTTTGCTGTTTGCCATAAGCTTTCCAGCAATATCAGAAGCATCTACACTATTGTATTTAACTGATACACCATCATTTGATTGAGCTTGTATTGAAGCTTCTGTTTCTATGGTTTCAGTATTGGTTATTACGCTAGAACCTACTGTCTCAGTAGTAGTAATAACTGTAGTCTGCTTACCTAGCATTAAAGCATCTGCTTCAAGCTTAATCAAATAGATAAGTCTGTTCATACATTTAGCTAACTCTTCTGGATACTCTGTTTCTCCTTTGAGTCTGTTAAATGTATACCAGTTAACTATAGATTCTGCTTCATATTCAAAATTATTAAAAGTGGTTTCGTCTAACGTCCCACCCATATTCTGATATGCTTCATAAGTAAGGTACATCGAGTCCACCACCTTTCATAATTTTACTATTTTCTTCTACGTCTTTTGATTGGAATATCTTCTGATACTTCAACCACTTCTGGAGTAACATCAATCTTAGTAACAACTTTTGTAGGTTCATCAGCCACCTTATTAGATGGCTGATTAACTACTTCATATCCGTTGGCTAAGTATCTGTTATACTCATTTTCAGTAACTCTTATGATTCTGTTTGCTTTTCGCATAACAATTCTATCATCCATAAGTTTACTCCTTAATGAATCTTAGTTAGTTCCTGAACCAGTTCCACCACCAGCACTAACATTGAACTGAATAGCATTTGACTTGTTTTCAAGAACGAATACATCCTCAAAGCTCTCTTCATAGTAAACATACTTACCTTCAGACATAGCTGATGGAGCATCAAGTCTACTGAATGTATAGCTAACTGGTGTGATAACAGCAAGTGGATGAACGAGGAACATATTAATCTGCTGTGCATCGTCGGCGATTGCATAGTCTGTTGTGAACTCATAGAGAGTCTTCATAAGTGTTGATGGAACACCAATAACCTGAACTTGGTCAAGTCTGTTAACTCTTCTATCAATAGCATTTGGTCCTGATGTGATATCCATTGAACGTGAAATCTTCTCAGCTTCTTTGAGAACATAGAGAATCTCAAATGGAACATAAAGGATACGTCCATTAGCTGGCACACGACCATTATCCATTGCAAGCATGAGTGAGTCAAACTCTGCAAGGATGTTAGCAGTTGTAAGAACTGTATCACTTGCAACGTGTGTCTCGCCTGTATCTGGATTCTTCATAGAAGTCCAGTCTGCATAAATCTTAGAGATGCAGTAAGCATCCATTTCTGGGAACTTATGCTCATCGTTGAATACCTGTGTGATATTTCCGATAGTAGAAACCATATTAGTCTCATCAATATCTCTAGGATGAACAAGTGTTGACCACTTTCTCTGATTCTCCAGAGTCTTTGTTACCCATTTATTGCTGTAGTTTCTCTGAGCAAATGCAATAGTATCTCTATCTGCATCTACTCTACCAGTTGTGCTGATAGATGGAATCTCGATAGACTTGCTATTTACCCATCTGTATCTACCATTGTTTGGTGTGTTATAGAGTGCTCCGTAGTTGAGTACCCAAGGAAAGTTCTGCTCTAATGCTCTCTGATATTCGTCAGCATAGTTAAGCTTTCCCATAGCTGTTGAACCATCATATGTTCC